GGCCATAAGTACATCTTCGTAAAATATACTGGCTAGATCTGGCCTGGACGCATACTCAAGCACAAACATGTTACTTGGGGTGTTGTCGTCCATATTGAACTTATTGTAGAGGTGCAAGGCCCCCTTTGACCCCCTACCGTCTACTGTCTCGTCAAGGTCGTAAGAGTCGACACCACCGCACCCGAAGTCAGCAAATGGAGCTACGCGCTTCCCTCTGTGTTCAACGATTATGTTTCTTCTGTCTTTAGGCGGCATCCAGGCCACCCTGAACCTTCCCCTGGGATCTGGAGAGAATATCACCTCCTTGTCTTTCACCTTCCAGATGAAGTTGCCTGTCACGACTGGGTCTGGATACATATTGTTGTTCCAGTCTATCTGCTGATAGATCTTTCCAACGTTGAATATACTCCCCTCAATGCTGTCACGAAACGCTTCGTCTTCAGTTAGCGGGAACTGCCTAATGACCTCGTTGAGTTCAGAAGGGTCGTGTTTCAAGGATTTCCGTTCGTTTTCGAGATATTCTCTACTTCCTTGATCTATAAGCTCTCCGTCGACACCTTCTACGGGTTTTGTCGGCTTTTCTACTACGGGGTTACCGTACTTATCAAAAAAGCCCTCAAGAGCATGATCAGCAGGAATAAAGAGACGGTACAAGCCAGAACGAGTTCTGCCATTGTCATTTCTCTCAGTGGGGTCGGAGTCCTCCCAAAGGTTTTTGTATTCTTCGCCTCCTTTGTCCATTGGATTGACCGTGCTCCCAACAAGAGCTTTGCCAACCACTTTTTTACCGACGATAAGACAAGTTCTTTCAATTCTCCAGGCTTCTTTAATGTCTACTGCCTTCTCCCACTGCCCAGCCTCATCAAGATAGAGGATATGGAGTTTCTCTCCGTCATAGGCGTTGTTGGTGGTATTCTTCCAGTTAATGATCGTGTTGAGCGCGTCACCCTTCTGTGACGTCTTATTTTTCTTGGTGATTCGTTTTGATGGTTCCCGAAAAGCGAGTTCCATACGTGGGTTCGTCGTTCCATCCTGAATGGGTTTAAAGAAGAATGGGTAACTCCGAAACATCGGAATCACCTTCTTCATGAAAATGTTCTCCTGAGCATCTTTACCAGTCTTTGACTGTATCCCCAACAGCTTGTCTTTAACTTGTGTAGCTTCATCAACAAGTACAGAAGCACAGATATTAGTGTAGCCACTACGGCGACACTTAGTATAAAGCTGACCGATACAACGGCTATCAGCTTCGCACGCAGCCATGTGGAGAAAGATCTCACGCTGGAACGCAAGATACGAAGGATATCCGATATCGATCTTACTCCATTGAAGAAACATGTAATGTCTCCCCGTAATATACGTAGGCACACCATTATTGTAAAACCAAACACCGTTGCGCCTGCGCTCAAACTCTTGTTCGATGTAAGGAGAAAAGGTTCGCCGAAATTCGGCTGGCTTCTCGAACCACTCATCCATACTTCTAATCCGCGACAGTTCTTGTGGCACATCGGTGCGGCGCCACATCTGCATCTGTTTAGGTAGGTCGTGGAAGAGAATTTCCGATTTTTTTGGCTTCTTCGGAAGAGCAATGTCAAGATCATAGATCTGAATAACCTCCCCAGGCTCACTTCCGCTGACCAACCTAATAGCTTCATCGGACTTGACCATATCGGTTACTTTTAAAAGACGGCATGCCGACCTTTTTTTCAGCCAGCTCCATGTACTTCCCGCACTCACATTTTACGTCATGACGGACCTGGCCGTCAATGACCTTGATGGAAACTTCACCTTTGTGGTCCTTTTCTATACCACACTCACACTTGTACTTCGACATCTTTTAAGTTGCAATATTTGTTAGCTTGAATATCTATGTTTAGTTTCTTTTCTGAGAAGTCTCTAAGGTTCTGATTTTCTGAATTGATTGCAGACTCTATCAGTTTATCTACCCCGTTTTGATCATATTCTCTCGCAGTAAACCTTCCGCTCATGTTGTGAGTCAGCAGAAGGTGAGCATTGTCAGACCTGACTATCCCGTCACCTATACACGCCCTTGAAGTTACATAGTGCCTTGAGTCCAGTATAACTACCTTTTTGTTGCAGGCCATCGCCTCATAAGCACCCCTTCCAAGAGATACCACAACCTCAAAAAAAGGAATTACTTCATGAAGGTCATAAGAGTACCTATTGAACTTGTTGAAGGACTGAAATTGAACTCCAAGTCTTTCACACGACTCTTCGATCATCTTGTTTGCTAGAATTCCTTGACACATGGACAACACGCCCTGACCTTGAGTAAATGGCTTGAACCTTTTATGATCAACTCCGTTATGAATTACCTCGCAATCATACCCCATGTTTTTTAAGTGCGCCTCCACCTCGTCGCTTATCGCGACATGAAAGTCCACCTTGTCTGATGGTTGCTCTAACCTAGGGTATACTCCATGACATATTTGAATCATCCTCCCTTTAGTCTTACTCCTGTCTATTAAGTCTATAGTAGAAGTGTGGGACGCGAGAATCAAATCAAAATCTTCCTCTGGAGGAGACGTTGAACAAATAACGCCACTTATGATGAGTTGATCATAGAACCAGCCTGGAGACGGCGTATAAGCATACACCTCGTGCCCCATTTTATTCAGAGCAAGGCATAATTCATAAGCGTGCCACTCAGAACCCCCAGGTATATCTCCAAGTGTGTTATTAGTTACCAATATTTTCACGCCAATATTTTAAGTCGTTTAGTTTTACTTCATTCATTTCTGGTCTACCACTGGTAGTTTCCATTTCGGTCCTGGCCTTAATTAAGACAGAATGCACACTTGGGTATTTTTTTGAGATCCATACATCTCCTCGATATACCTTCATTTGATCTGGTATAGGCAACCAAAGACTCTTTTTTAAAACGATCATGCACCCCCATCCCCATCCAAGGTAATGACCTTCGTGTATTTCTACGTCCTCACTGTCTGTTGACCAGCTTTTTTTATGCATCCCTAAACACGGTATTTCAGGGTGCATTGAAATATGATTAAACAGTGCGTCTACATCTAATGAAATGTCATCGTTTATGATACACACATTCTCATTTCTTGATCTCTCGACCCCTACGTTCCAGGCGGGATTCACGTATATGTTTTCTTTTTGAGGCAAGTAAACAAGCTTGTCACTATCTATACCGCTGACCTTTTCTTTGACGTTATTGTCTATGAGTATTACCTCATCTACAAAGTCAGAGACAAACAAAGACTCAAGAAGACTCTTCGTTCTTCCTGATCTCCACATTGTCGGCATCACTACCGTATACTTCATTCCAGTTAAAGTGTTTATTTAAGTTTATTTCCGTGACCCCATTCCCTTTTCTCGCTCCCCACTTTCTCTTGTAAGAATCTAGTCCTGCGTGTTTTACATAGTAGTCACACTTCTCGTCAAACTTTTCCAAAGACCTCGCTCTACCAAAGTGCCTTACGACCCCGCACGGAACCGAGAATCTGCTTCCAGACTTCACCCTTATGGTTCTGCGACCCGTTATCTCTTTGTAGTCTCCGCACCTTACAGCAAAAGTGATCTTTCTTGCAGACTTTTCAAACCATCGTCTATCCAGAAAGTGAGAGTCCTTATCATCTTTAGTTATGACGGCATCATAAAGGTTCAGTGTTACTACTCTGTTTTCGTCTAATGCTTTGGATTCAAACGATATAAACTCGTCAGAGTCTAGTAAAAACATCCAGTCTTCTGGATCCGAAACTTCCAGTAGTCTTTTGCATGCCTTGCTCCTATGGGCAACTTGATATCTCCACGAAGACGGTTTCCAGGGCTCCGCGTCGTTCACAACAACTGACTTGGGGTGAGACTCAAGATACTCCCTAGTTCCGTCGTCAGACTGGTCGTCGTAGAAAAAAAACCCATCAAAGGATTCATAATGACTCATGAAGTCTTTTATTATGTCCATAGAGTTCCTTACCCTACATGCTATATACTTTTTCACTTCATTTAATTTGTACCCCCGCCAGGGTTCGAACCTGGGACCCACAGCTTAGAAGGCTGTTGCTCTATCCAGCTGAGCTACGAGGGCATTGCACGAAGGTATTCTTCTCAGAATGAATAGTATACGCTTCGCAATGACGCGGTGAGCAAGTGGAGCAAACCATGCCGATCAGGCACAGCCCCATGAGTGTTATTCCCTTTCCCATGACAGAACTTTGTTTGACGTATCGACGTAGTCCATGAACATACTGTCGACTTTAGAATGATATAGATGAACCCTGTAGTAATACTCAGATCCTTTGGATCCAGGTGTCGTCTGTATTACATACGGGTCTACTTTTACGCCAATCAAGTTGCTGTCTATGTTTAGAGTAGCAATGTAGTCGGGCTCCAGTGTGGCCCTGTACTCCTGCAGGAATATGGTGTCGAGATAGTTGTACGCTGGAACCTCTCTTTCTCTCAAGTCGGCCTCAAGGGATCTAGATACGCCAGCATAAGTACCGCAAGCACCAAGGCCAGCAGATAAAAGAATAATCGAAAACAACCTCCATCCATTGAAGATGAACTTATCTTTTTCCATTGACAGAATTTTCTCAAAGGTAAGTAAAAATGTTGGGGCGGCGGGACTCGAACCCGCAACCTTCTGTGTATAAGACAGATGCTCTAACCAGCTGAGCTACGCCCCAGTTGGTCCACCTCAAATGCGTAGGAGGTCGTCTGTCGATTATTTACTTGATCTTCGCTTCGGCCTGTTGTTAGCCCTGTTTATAGAGGCTTTGATGAACCTTTTGATTCTACCCCCTTCATGAGCTGCATCCAGACCATCTCCATTCCCATAGGTCCCTGCTCTCCTGTTGTGTTTGTTGAGCTCTGCACGGTACCTCTTGGCTGCCTTGGTCTTGCCGTACTTTCTGTATTCCTTTTTATAGTCCCTCATCTTTTATGAAAACGCCATCGACAGTCTTACCTGTGCGATTTGCGATCTCATTGTAAGCATGCGCAAGACACTCGGTAGAGCTGAACCCTAGCTGAACCGCTAAGATAAGGACTGTAACAAGTACGTCCCCGATAGCGTCCTTTTGGGCTTCTCGTTTGTGTTTCGCTATAGATCCCGCGAGCTCCCCTACTTCTTCCGTTACCTTCAGCATCTGGCCGAAAGCGTTATCAGGGTCCATCAACCCACGTTCGTCGGCCCACGCCAGGACCGCCATAGCCAGCTCATCCAGAGTAGCTGTCTTCGTATTCACCATTCCACTCATCGTTAAAATAAATATGATTGTTGTTTGTGCTGTCTTGAGTCCACGTCAAGTTCGGAGTTCGATCACTTGCTGAACTTCTCTGCGAACCCGCCTGAGTAGTCTTTGTCTTCTTCGACCTGTCCATTTTCTTGTAGCTCTTTCACCATAATCTCCAGCGACTGCCTCTCACGAAGCAGCTCTTTGCAGTCTATGGCTGTTTGTTTCACTGATTGAAGTTCGGCTTTTCTTGCGCTTCCATTGACCTCTTGGTCCACTGGCTTTTTCACTTCTTCGATCATGTTATCAATGGCGATAGCCATCGGATCCATGAGCTTCACTGCTGCGGAAAGGGTATTAAAGTTTGTAGAGGAGTTCTGTGACCGCGACCCTGTAGTATTCTTTTTCATCAATTTTAATTCTGTAGTCCCTGTTTTTTTTGAATCCAACCACGTCCCCATCGGATACTCCGAGGTCATCAAGCTCTTCGGATGGAAAGGATACCACACCTGTCGTTACTGGGTCCTCTTTCAGTTTAACGACTTCTATCGAGCCTTCTTCAGGTCCTTGATCATCTTTATCATGAGGCTCCAGCAGACACCAACCTTTGATTGATTGAATCTCTCCCGTATTCTTGCTCTTGTAGGCAATCGCTTGATTATACGCCGCATGAACTGGGTTATAGATGACCATATACCACTTATCCAACTCGCTAATTGGCATACCACCGTCCACGACCACGTGGTGGTGAAAGTACAAAGTATCGCCAACCTCAACTGGAGTCTCCCTATTGTTAGGGACAGCCAGGACTTCACCTTCTGTAGTTCTGTGATCAAACTCATTGAATCTTGTATCTATGTACAGCTCTAACCCGCTGTCGGTTTTCATAGTGTCGTTGGTGGTATTTTGTATCTTTACAATGAAGTTATTTATGGATTTCATATATTAAAAGTCTAGATCAAATTCGAGCATACATGGCATATCATCAATCACCTTCCAAAGGACAGTGCCCTCTTCATCTCCTGTGTACACTAGGTATCGGATCCTGCTGTACTTGTGCAGGTAAGCATCGTCCTGTACGATAGCAGCTACTTTGCTGTCTCCTACCCTCATGCCTATGAAGTAGGCCATCCCGTTCTTCGGGTCTTTCCCGATGACGATTTTTCTTATAAGTCCACTCATCAGTTCAGCG